GAAGAGTGTGGATGTCTTCATCGTGTCCTCCTGTTCGTGTCCGTCAGGTCGTTCCTGACTACATACGTAGTGTATCACTAGGATACAGTAATGTCAATGGGTTGGCTTAGGGATTGCGAATATGGGGATGATAGTTGTATCATGATGTATACAGGAGGACTCTGATGAGTACGGAAACGATTAATCGGGCCGAGGTCTACAAGCAATCCCGACGAGTTTCTCTATTGGGTGCCACTTGTGAGCAGTGTGGCGCGACCAAGAGATTGCATCGTCATCATCCAGACTATGAGAAGCCATTAGACGTGCAGATTTTGTGTGTGTATTGCCATACAGCCCTACACTCGAAATACAACCGGGAGAGACGATTGATTGAGGAATCCGAAGTGGACTTTATGGACGCAAAGGAGCTCAAGCAGCGACGAAAGGCGCTTGGGCTCACGGTTCCTGCGCTGGCTGAGAAGCTTGGCGTTACGCGCATCACCTTGTACCGGTGGGAGCGTCAGGGCGTGCGGGAGCGTGTCGCTATGCTGCGCCTCGCCCTGTTGGCTTTGGAGATGCGAGGCGAGTTGCAAGGCGTCGAGCCGAAGGAGCTGCTGCGCGATGACTGAGCAGGGAACAACTGGCGCGTGGAAGTTTATTGCTGGAGAGAATCTGTCGACTGGAGACCACGTAGGAATAGATTCCGAAACCGGAACACTGATTCGGTGCCGGCAAGGTATGCGCTGTGAGTACACGGTGAGGCGTGACTACCGGCATGGCGATTTCGTGGAAATACCTTGGAAGCCAGGGCCTGCGGGATGAGTGACGAGCGAACGCTGACGGTGACGTACGACGAAGGCAATCTCATCCTGAATGCGGTCATGCTGGAGGAGGCGAGGTTGCGGGCTCTGGAGCCGGTGCCGGATGACGCGATGTTTGCCGACTATTACAGGGGAGAGCGCGAGAAGCTGATTGCGAGCGCCGTGTCTATTCGAGCGAAGCTTTGCACTGATGACTGAGCCCGGCCCCATCACCTGGGCGCTCGACCTGCTCCAAACGCACGGTATCCCGCCGCTGGCTGAGGGCGAGGACGAGCGCCGGCTGCTGGGGGAGTTGCTCTCGCTGGGCTGGGAGGTCTCGTGGACCGACGACTTCGACTGGGAGCAGTGGGAGACGGCCATCGTCAGACGCTACGAAGTGCGCGGAAGCACGAAGTGGCTGCCGGTGGGGGAGTTGCGGTTCGTGGTGCAGGGGGAGAGCCTGGCTGAGGCGGCGATGTTCGGGCTGGCGATGGCGCTGGATGTGCAGGGAGGGAAGTGATGAGCAAGGAGCGTATCACCTGGCGCGATTGGCAACCTCCAGGAACACCAGACCCTGATGAACTCCTGACCCGTGTGGAATTTGTGGCGGGCATGAACGACCTTGGCATTGATGTTGATGTTCGAGCGCTGCTCTATTGGGAGAGATTTGGCATCCTTCCGCGTGGGGTGCGCAAGCGAATCAATAAGGCGACCTACGTCTTTTACCCTCGTTGGCTGATGCGTTCGGTGGCACGCTTGAGACGGTTGCAAGCGATTGGGTTGTCGCTCGACCAGATTGGCCCCCGGCTTCGTGAATTGGCTGCTGACGATTGCCAGATGTCAGACGAGGACCTTGCATGGGTTGGCAGTCAACGTGACAAGATTCTGGAGACGATTGGCCGGTCAGGAGAAGCGATGACGTTGGACGAGGCTATTGACCTTGCGCGAGCCGCCAACTACGACGTGCACATCACCATCAGCAGCCGTGCCTGATACCGCCACGCGGGTTATCGCTGCTATGCTTGACCTATGAGTGAGCCTGTGCTATTTCCGAAAAATTCCTCATTTCGTTGGACGCCAGACCGGCATCGCGCCGCATTCATGCTGGCTGAAGATGACATGAGCGATGAAGCTATTGCGGAAAGGGTCGGCGTCACCTCGCGCACCCTCCGCAACTGGAAGCAGCACCCGGAGTTCGCCGCGCAAGTCGGGGACTATGTCGGCCAGTTGCAGGCGGCCATGTTGCGCTATCGCATCGCGAAGAAGCGCCATCGCCTCAAGGTGCTCAACGACCTGCATGAGAAAGAGTTGACCGTCATCGCCGAGCGAGCCGAGGCGAACGCGGGCCTGGCACCGGGCGGTGCCACGGGTTTGGTAGTCAGGCAACTCAAGCAAATCGGCTCAGGCCGCGACGTGCAGATTGTCGAGGAGTGGGTTGTCGATAACGCCACCATCAGGCAAATCATGGCGCTGGAGCAGCAGGCCGCGCAGGAACTCGGCCAGTGGCAGGAACGTGTCCAGGTCGAGGGCATGACCACGGTGGTCGAAATCGTTGGTGTGCCAGAAGACGCGATATAGCGGCCATGCTGACAGCTGCACCCTCGTTCCTTGACCGCCGCAAGGTCCAGTACCGCCCATACGGTGAGGCACGGGATTTCTTGGCGTGTAAAGACCGCGAGGTCCTCTACGAGGGACCAGCCGGCACGGGGAAGAGCTATGCGTGCCTGTGGAAGGTGCACATGGCGATGCTCAAGTATCCCGGTGCTCGCGCCCTGATGGTGCGCAAGACCGGGGCGAGCCTTACCGCGTCAGGGTTGGTCACGTTTCGCAGAGGCATTCTTGAGACTGGCGCTTACGGGGTGACGTTCTTTGGGGGCAGCAAGGCTGACCCCGCAGAATTCCGCTACCCCAACGGCTCTCGCATCATCGTCGGGGGTATGGACACGCCTACGAAAGTCATGTCCGCTGAGTATGACCTGGCGTATGTGCAAGAGGCGACCGAAATCTCCGAGAACGACTGGGAGCACATCACCACTCGCTTGCGCTTTGGCGTGATGCCGTATCAGCAACTCATCGCAGACTGCAATCCGGCGGCGCCAACACACTGGCTCAACCAGCGCTGCAATCTGGGCTTGACCACACGGTTCGGGAGCCGGCATGAGGACAACCCAACGCTCTATGACCGCGCGACTGGTACGTGGACCGAATTTGGCCGCAACTACATGGCGATTCTCGACGCCCTGACGGGTGTCCGCAAAGACCGGTTGCGCTATGGCAAGTGGGTTGCAGCGGAAGGGCAGGTCTACGAATCCTGGAACCCAAAGGTGCATGTAGTCAAGCGTGAGGACTACGCCGATGTCTTGTCGCAGGCATGGCATTTCGGTTCCGCTGACTGGGGCTACACGAACGCTGGGGTGCTTCAAGCCTGGGCAGTTGACTACGATGGCCGGCTCTTCCTGGACCGCGAGTGGTACATGACGCGCAAGCCGGTCGAGGGCTGGTGGATACCGGGGGCGGTGCAACTCAGTAACGACCTCGACATCCGCGAGTGGGTCTGCGACCCGTCTGAGCCGGCGTTCATTGCCCAGTTCAACGCGGCTGGTCTGAACGCCACCCAGGCCACCAACGACATCCTGCCAGGCATTGGCGCCGTGCAGAACCGATTGGCTGGACCGAACGGGCCGCGCATCTTCATCCTGGAGGATGCGCTGATGGAGCGGGACGAGCTGCTGGTGGACCTCAAGCAGCCGTGGGCGACGGTGCAGGAGATTCCTCAGTACGTGTGGGCGAAGAACGTGGGTGGTGAGACGCTGAAGGACAAGCCAGTGGATGCGTTCAACCACGGGCTGGACGCGCTACGGTACGCCGTCGCCCATCTCGACCTGGACGGAGCCGGCGGCGAGATTGACCCGGCGCTGCTGCTGGCGTTTTCTGGGATACCTGGGTAGGAGGGGAGCGTGAAGGTCGTCCAGTACCCCGAGATGGGTTGGCTCGGCCGGCACTTCCTCTGCCCAGCGTGCGGGGTGCTTGTCGAGTTTGAGATTGAGGACCTGAAAGGCGTCGGGCACTTCAAGCCCAGGCTCATTGAGGGGCACTGGAGCGCGATTGTCCAGTGCCCAGTCGATGGCAAGGTGCAAACGTTTCGGGAGGTGCGAAATGCAGGCGAGTAAGAACGAGGTGATTGCATGACCGACGAGGCGCGCATGGCGGATGACAACACTTGAGCGAGTGCTACACTGCCCGTGATAACGCTATAGGTGCTATTCGTGCTATGCCCTGCGTCATCTGAGGAGTTTCCACCTTGGGACAGACATGCCGGCCATCTGGGACAGGTTGAGAGCCGGCATGAGCGCAGGGCTCGCGGCCTTCAACGGCTCGCTCACGGGCACCACCAGCATCACTGCTCGCACCCAGCACTACGACGTGCTCTGGCTCTGGTGGCTGGGGCAGTGGCAGAACGACCCGCGGATGCGCTCGGCCGCCGTCCGTGACCCGGCCCTCTACCGCAACACGATGCAGCTCTGGCGGCAGGCGTCCGCTGTCGTCAACGTCTACACCCAGTTCGTGTACCCCGGCCAACTCAGCAAGGACGGCCAACCGCTGCCTGACGGGAGTCGTGGCGCCATCCCGCTGGACCCGGATACACGCAACCAGACCACGGACGACGCCGTCATCACCGCGTTCTCGATGCTCATGAACCAGTGGCAGTTCAGCCAGTACAAGAGCCTGCGGCCCAAGATGGCCGCGATTCTGGGCGATTGCCTGACCGAACTGGTGGAAGACCTCGACCGCGGCACGGTGATGCCGAACACGATTGACCCGCGCTACGTCACCGACCTGGAACTGGACATCTCCGGCAACATCAAACGCTACACGCTGGAGTACGAGCACCAGCAAGAGGCCAGTAAGGCGTACGGGCGTGAGGTCAAAGCCGACTCGTACACGTTCCGCAAAGAGGCGGACGGCGACGCCTTCAGGTACTTCAAGAACGACAAGCCCTACGACTTCACCGGCGAGGGCGCGGTGGTGCCCAACCTGTTCGGCTTCGTGCCGGCGGTGTGGGACCGTCACGAGATGGTGGCCGGCGATGACCGCGGCATCTCGGCGCTAGAGAAGACCCTGCGCCAGTCGATGCAACTCAATAGCGTGTTGTCGCACGCGATGGACCACCTCCAGAAGCGGTTTGCGGCGCCGGTTGGCCTCAAGGGCGCAACGGTGGGCCGGCCAGGCACCACGGCCCGCATGGGCAGCACACCGAGTGGTTCGCTCGATACCGACGCGGACGTGGAAGAAGCCCGCCGCCGGCAGGCCGAGACGCTCAACTTGATTCAAATGAACGAACACGGCGAGTTCGTCACGGTCGACACCGACCTCGGGCAGACGCTGGAGATGCTCAAGTTCATTGAGGACTCGGTGACCGCCGAGAACCCGGAGGCGCGGGTGGGGCAGGAACTGCTCCAGATGACGCAACTGACCGCGCCAGGCGTGGAGCGGGCGCTGTTCACCATCCTCGGCCTCGTGGAGAGCGTGCAGGCCAACATGGACCCGCAGACGGTCAAGTTGCTCCAGATGGGCACCACGATGATGGGGTTCCGGCTGGGGCGTGGCAACGACTATCCAGCGGCGCTGGTAGCGGCCCGTCCTGACCGCTATGAGCCGTTCCGCCAGTTCACCCTCGACAGTTACGGGCGGGGCTTGCTGGAGTGCAGCATCGGCCCACGGCCGCTGTTCACGGAAACCCCCGACGAGAAGGCGATGCGCCTCATCCAGGTCGGCCAGATTATCGAGACGGGCGACCCGTGGTTGATGGCGCAGGCAGGCATCCCGGAGGAGGAGATTGCACGGATGGTCGGGGACCAGGAGAAGCGGCGGGCAGAGATGTCAGCGGCCTTCTCGATTGCTGGAGCCGGTGCCCAGGAGCAAGCGGACCAGACAGCGGAACCGGGAGCGACGCAGCCGCAGCCAGGTGAGGGCGCATGAGTCCGCAGGTGACGCTACACGTAGGCGACTGTCGCGAGGTCATGGCCGCAATGGAGCCAAACAGCATTGACGCCATTGTGTGCGACCCGCCGTATCTCTTGAACTTTATGGGGAAGGATTTCGATAGCCAGGGCGGGGCGCACGCCAACCCGCACAAGATGCAGCAGTGGCACGAGTCATGGGCGCGGGAAGCCATCCGGGTATTGCGTCCAGGGGGTCATATCGTGGCCTTCGGAGGCACACGTACGCATCATCGCCTGATGTGCGCCATCGAGGATGCAGGCTTTGAGGTGCGCGACACGATTGGCTACCTCGGCCTACTCGGTTGGATGCACGGCCAAGGGTTCCCGAAATCGCACAACCTGCCTGGCGGATACGGCACTGCGCTAAAACCAGCATGGGAGCCTATCGTGCTCGCTCGCAAGCCCCTCATCGGCACGGTCGCCGCAAACGTCAGCGCGTGGGGCACCGGGGCCATCAATATTGCGGCTACACGGATTTCTTCGCATGATGCGAGCGTCGAGACTCACGGTCCCGTTTCTGCCTCTCTGCAATCCGTTCAGGATGCTTTGCAATGTATTTCCGCTGCGCTTCGGCCATGTAACACTGAGTACACAGACCCCGAGCATACTGCGGTCGTTCAGGATGGCACTTCGCCATTGGCCGCTCAATATGCCGGAATGCGGAGCCGTCTGTATCCCAATGATGTTTGGTGTGGGCCGAGTTGGACAGCAACTCCAGGTTCTCTGGACGGTTGTCCGTCTTGTCGCCATTTCGGTGATGCACAACTTCGCCGCGCTCAAGCTTGCGCCCAAGAAGGCGCTCAACAACTAGGCGATGCTCTCGCTGATATTTGCCAGGAGATATCCGAACACACACGTAGCCGCTGCTATCAATGTAGCGACCACCCTTCCAGTTGTGATGCGCTTCCTCTGTTCTCGGCATGGCTAAACCTCCTGCTGAATTATACAACACAGGATATTCAGCGCCCTGGCCGATGGCCTGCAAACGTATGCATGGACCGTGAAGCTGGGGCGTTGCTGGACGAGATGAGTGGGGAGCGCAAGAGCAAGCGCGGGCCAAGCGGCGTTATTCGCAGCAACGCCCGCAACCCCGAAGATGTGTTTTTCGGGCAGATTGACCGGCGGGACCGGGAGAGTCAGGGCTACACCGGCGCGGCTGGCGAGGGCGGCGCGTCTCGCTTTTTCCTCAGCGTGCCTGTTGACGAGCCGGATACCCTGCGCTTTTTCTACTGCGCCAAGGCGGGACGGCGCGAGCGTAGCCTCGGCCTCGACTCACCCTCAACCCATCCAACGGTCAAACCAATTGCACTCATGCGCTGGCTGGTGCGGCTGATAACGCCACCCGGCGGCACGGTCTTGGATTGTTTTCTCGGCAGCGGTAGTACTGGATGCGCCGCGGCACTGGAGGGCTTCGACTTCATCGGGATTGAAATGGATGCGGAGTACATCACCATCGCTGAGGCCAGGATTGCCCATTGGCAAGGCGAGGCTGAGCGAGCCGCCAACCGCGCTAACGACCTCGGCCCACTGTTCGCGCACGCAGCCGATTAAGGGAGCCACCAATGCCCAGCGATAAGGACCATATGGACTACGTGCGGCTCCTCGACATGCGGGAGGTTCGGCAAATGGACCAAGTCCAGAGTGGGATGCAGGACGCGGCCAAGATGCTGTACTTGCACTACGAAGAACTGAAAAAGGCGGGCTTCAAGAAGAGCCAGGCGTACGAGATGACGCTCCAGTTCCACGCGGGCTGGATGGACAGCATCTTCAGCCGGATAGGGGAGTGACGATGGCTATTCGTCTTGCCGGCAAGAGAGGTCCCGTTGGTCCCGCTGGCCCCAGCCCGCTCGTCATCGCCACCGCAGGCGCCAGCGCTGCGACCATCAATAGCCTTATTGCGGGAGTGGCGGGCACGATTGGCGCTCGCACGGGCGGCGGTCGCGTCATCCTCCCGGCCGGCACGTACTCCGTCGATACGCCCATCCTGCTCAAGCAACATGTGGTGCTGGAAGGCGAGGGGCCGGGGACCATCCTCGTCAACGATGGGTTGGCCGCTGGTGAGGCGGTCATCCAGAACTCTGCCGATGGCGACCGTCGCTTCGGCCTGCGCAACCTGGCGATTGACGCCACGGACGCAGACTACGGGCTGCACCTCGATACGCCAGACACGCCGGGCGGGCAGGAGTATTCCGACGGCATCTACACCATCAGCGATGTGGAGATTTTCGACGCGGACCTTGACGGTGTTTACCTGGAGGGCCGCGGCCAGGCGATTGTGCGCAACATGCGGGTCCGTGACTCCGGGCGGCATGGCTACGTCATTGACGCCGTAGACAGCATCTACGACGGCCTGGAGGCCGGTGGGGTTGGCAGTGCCGGCATTGTCGTGCGCGGCAGCAACAACCGCCTCAGCAACTGCAAGACGTTCTGGTCGGGAGCCATCACCGCTGCCGATGGGCACGGCATCTGGTTCGACGGGAGCCTCGGCGGGCAGCACAGCGTCCTGAGCAACTGCGAGACGCAGGACAACAACGCGCACGGCGTGTTCTTTGACGGCTACCACGATGTCCGTGTTGAGAGTCACATCAGCGAGGGCAACAACGCGGGCAACTACAGCGCCGCGAACCAGGGCGGCTGTGGGTACTACATCGACGCGGCGAGCGACATCAAGATTGAGGGTTCGGCGTTTGGCCGGGTCAGCAACACCCAGGACCAGCGGTACGCCATCGGCATGGCGAACGGGGCCGAGAACCTGAAGGCGGTCATCTATAGCGCGAATAACCAGACCGGGCATATCCAGAACGGGTGGCACTGGGCGACGGATATCCGCATCAACAACTACGACGGCAACCAGGCCATCAGCTACTCGGCCAGCCGAACACCGGACCCGACGCTGGGCCGAAAGATGCTGGTAGGGCCACTGACCGGCAACATCACCATCAACAACGTGGCGGCGGCGAACTACGCCATTGGGCACGAGCTCATCATCATGGTGCTCCAGGACGGCTCAGGTGGCCGCACCGTGACGTGGGGCAGTGAGTACGCCACGGGTGGGTTCACGCCGACGACCACGGCGAACTACCTCAACATCTACCAGTTTGTGCGCGACGATGCCGCGTGGGTGTTGGTCAGTGGTCGGGCGATGGACTACACCGCATTCGTGTAGGGCGCTGGGGGCGTATTGATGGATGAGATTCCGAAATGGATTTTACCGCTTCTCGGCGCAGCAGTGGTCTGGGCATGTCAACTAACGACAAGTTTCTTTCTGTCTCGTCATGTCCAGAGGAGCGGCGGCAGTGAACGCCACCGGTCGGCGCCTCGCTCAGGTGCAACTCGACGGCCATCGCGAAGTCGATAAGGTTTTCGCGCCGCTCTCCATCGCCATCGCCGCCGTGGTTATGCGCTACGCCACCCCGGACCAGTACGGCATCCTGCGACTGACCCTGCCGGCACGCGCTGCCATTCTGGCTGAGGTGGGTCGGCTGCTGGATGAGACGCGGGGCAAGCTGCTGCCGGTCATCTTGGCCTCGGTGCAGGCAGCACGAGACGCGGCGCAGGAGGGTGTAGAGCCGGTGCCAGTGCCTATCACCGAGCAGATGGACGAGGTGGTCACGGTCTCGCGGGCGCTGACGACCGACCGGCAGAGCGTGTTGGACCAGACCGGGGCGCTGTTGCTCGTGGGCATTGCGGCGAAGATGGCGGCGAGTATGGTGGCAAGCCGAGTGCGCCAGTATTTCAGCCCGTGGTTTTCCACCTACCGCGACGCGAACGGGAAACTCTTGCACACCAACCGCCTGGGCGCAGTGGCCCAGTGGCCCGGACGCTCAGGCATGGCTTCCGCGCACGTCCGCCTGGTGATGTTGACTGAGACAACACGGTCACACAGTGAGGCCATGATTCGCACGGCCCTGCGTGACGGGTCGCTCTTGAAGTGGAACCTATCTGGCGCGCACTCAAGGAGCGACGTCTGCGACAGCAAGGCGCGGGCGGACTCTGGCTACGGGAGAGGCGTGTATCTCGCAAGCCAGGTGCCGGCTATCCCGAGCCACCCAAATTGCCGGTGCTGGCTATCGAGCGTGCAGCCGAGGGTGCCATGAGGTATTTCATCGACACAGAATTTGAAGAATACGGGGCCCGGTATCCCATTCGCCTTATCAGCATCGGCATCGTGGCTGAGGATGGGCGGGAGTATTACGCGGAATCCGATGACCTCTCGCCGGTGGAGAGCGACTGGATTCGCGAGAACGTGCTCCCGTTCATGACCGGCGCGGACTTTCGCAGCGAGTACCTCATGAAGCATGACATTCTCAAATTCATCGGTGATGACCCGAAGCCCGAGTTCTGGGGCTATTACTGCGACTACGACTACGTGGTGTTTGCCAACATCTTCGGGGGCATTGCTGGTTGGCCGAAGGGCTGGCCGTACCTGTTCTATGACCTGCGGCAGGCGTTGGACTTCCTTGGACTACTCAGCGTGAAACAAGACGATGATGCGCCCCACAACGCCCTTGACGATGCGCGATGGGTTGCTGAGACCTTCAAGCGATGGCAACCCGCGCTTGGCCCTGCGGAGCATACGGCGTGACCGATGCACTGGCTGACTATGTGCGCGACATCGCGGACCGTATGCACCTCCGGGATTGGGCAGTCCTTGTCAGCGATGACCCGGATGATGCCCCTGAAGACGGCATCGACGATGAGCGGTGCGCCACCTTCCGCGGCACCCTCGGCCGGCGTGCAGCATTCATCTGGATAAACCGCGAATGGTGGGAGCGGGCGACGCCAGAAGAGCGGCGTCAGACGATTGTCCACGAGTTGATTCACGCACATGAGCATGCATCAAGAGAGGTCGTGATACACGCTCTCACGGTCTATCCGCGACGCACAGCCGATGTGTTGCAAGGCATCTACGACGTTCAAGCCGAATACTCCATTGACACACTTGCCGATGTCATTGCCCCGTTCCTGCCGCTGCCCCCAGAAATCGCCTCCTCATAACTCCACACACACTATTCATGCTAGTATGCGAATATCCGCATCAGGTGGCGTTGTGCTGCCTGATGCCTATCTGCCGGCGCGATGCCGCATCAGGAGTGGAGCGCGATGCTCACCAATCGTTTCACCAGCCGTGTCCTGCCGATGCTCTCACCCGAAGAGGGTGGAGGCGGTGGTGCGTCGAGCGAATCGACCACTGAGGCCGCCAAGCCAGAGCAGAAGGACGAGTTCGACGGGCTGGAACTAGGCGACAAGGGCAAGGCAGCGATTAAGGCTGAGCGCGACGCTCGCAAGGCTGCCGAGGATGCCCGCAAGACCGCCGATGACGAGCTCGCCACGCTCCGCAAGGAGAAGGCCGACCGGGAAGCCGCCGAGCAGAAGCGCAAAGAGAAGGAAGCCGCCGAGGCCGGCAAGTTCGAGGAACTCGCCACGACCCGAGAGCGGGAGCGTGACGAGGCCAAGACGGAACTGACGCGCCTGACCAGCGAAGTGGACCAGTTCAAGGCCGCGATGGCCGAGGGCATCAAGTCGGGCTGGAAAGACCTGCCGGATGAGGTCCGCAAGATTGGCGAGAAGCAACACGCGGAAGACGACGTGCTCGGGCGCTTCCAGTTTCTCAACGACCCGGACACGAAGGCGCTGGTGGCGAAGCTGACCGGCGCAACCGACCAGAAGGCCGCGCATGGCCGCGACCCGAAGGCCACCAGCGCCAGCAAGACCACCAATGAGGCGGCCAGCAAAGCCCAGGCCGCGATTTACCGGAATTTCTGACCGTCACCGATTGGCGGTCGCACACGACTGAGGTGACGCATGGCTGCGATTGCATTGGCGGTTGCCAATACGGTCTCGATTGTCGAATCTATCCACCAGATGACCCTGCCGGCCGCAGAGGCGATTACGCCTGGCGCTCCGGTGCGCATTGACACCACCACCGGCAAGTTCACCGCCGCGAACGGCACCGCCGCGGGCGAGGCTCGCGTCTGGGGCATTGCGACGGGCAAGAGGGCCATCCCGGCCGGATGGCCGGTGACCGCCGTCCGCCGCGGCGTGCTGGACGGCTTCACGTTCTCCCAGGCGTACGACGCCGCCATCTACCTGTCGGACACCGACGCCACGCTGGCCGATGCTGCGGGCACCGTCTCGACGGTCGTTGGGCGCGTGATTCCGGCGACGGCGACGACCACGGGCACCGCGTACGACAAGTTGCTCAGCGTCGAATTGTGAGTGCGATAGAGCAACAGGCGCTATTCGCGCTATCGACGGTAAAGGAGCACACCAATGGCTAACGCAGTCGCATACGGATTCTTGGAATTGAAGGATGTTTTCAGCCAGCGCGTCGCCGAGAGCATGGTTGACGTGGTGGACACCGCCATCCAGGCGTCGGTGGACGAACACAACCGGCAGATGGATGCCATCATGTCCCTGTTCGTCGAGCCGACCACTGGCTACAAGAGCCGGTTTATGCAGACGAACGCGCATCGGTTGCAGCCGCTGGATGACAACGGTCGCGCTCGCCCGGTGAAGATTGCCGGGTACTACGATGTGGCGTATCCCATCCAGTCCGCCGGTTCGGCCTGGGGCGCGAACTACGTGACCCGCGCCAAAATGACGGTCGGTGATGCGAACCGCATTACCTTGTCCATGCTGGACGCGGACATGCGCTGGATGCGCGACCACGTCGTCGCCGCGCTGACGACCAGCGCCGCGTGGACGTTTGAGGATGAAGAGTTCGGCTCGCTCGCCATTGAGAACCTGGCGGACGGTGGCGCCGAGACGTTCCAGATTCTGTCTGGCGCGGACACGATGGCGACCGACACCCACCTCATTGGTGAGGCCAACGCCATCAACGACGGCGCCGATAACGCGCTGATTCGGATGTACGACGACCTGGTCGAGCATCCCGAGAACGGCGGCGAGGTCATCGCGCTGATTGCCACCGACCTCAAGGCCAGCGTGTTGGACCTGGATACGTTCTACGAGAAGAGCGACCCGAATATCCGCCTCGGCTCCGGCACGGCGGAACTGGTGGGCGACCTCGGGGCTGCCGTACCGGGCGAACTGCTCGGCTACGAGGCGGCATCCGGTGCGTGGGTGGTGGAATGGAAGGCGCTGCCGTCCACGTATGCCATCGGCGTGACCACGCAGGGCGTGAAGCCGCTGCGGATGCGCCAGGACCCGGAGCCAGAGTTGCAGGGCTTCAAGCGCGTGGCTGAGCGTTCTGACCACCCGTTCCTGGAGTCGCAGTGGCTCAGGCGTGCTGGGTTCGGTGCCTATTCGCGAATCGGAGCGTACGTCGCCCGTATCGGGAATGGAACATACGCAACCCCTTCAGGATATGCGGCTCCTATGCCTTAATGCCTAAAAGAATTAGGCTAAAGGACGTGCTTCCAATGAGTACGAGCAATCACTTTCTGAATGCACTGAGGGCTGACGTTGTACCGCTCGGCAATTTGTCGATGGGTCGCTCCACCCTTGGCGTATTCGTCTCTGATTGCTCGAACATCATCGGCTGTCAGCGTGGCCTGCGGAAGTCGCTCGCCACGGGCAATGCGCTCAGGGTGAGTACGGGCTCCGTTTCTGTCCCCGGCAGCGGCACGTTCTGGCATTCGGCGAGTCCAGTGCTGCTCTCCACGCTGAACAGCCTCAGGATGCTTACGGAGACCGTGGTTGTCGCCGCTGGCGGTATTCAGTCGGTTCTTCGCTCTCGCATCAAGGGCGTTGTCTTGGCCAGTTCCTCCGAAGAGGTGACTCCCATTGCAACAGCCCGGCGTGTCACACGTGTGGCAGGCAAGCAAGGGGAACACATCGGCTCCGTGATGGAGCAGGTAGGCAATCCTGGTGGCCTTCAGGGTTCGGCGATGGGCCTTGAACAGCCCGTATCCATCATGGTCAGTGCCACCCTGCCACAGCCAGCACTCGTCGGAACCTCGCACGTCAACCTTCGACCAAAAGCGGGCAATGTCTGCATCGGAGAGGGTTGGCAAGGGCTTAGGAGCGGCCACGTCGAACCTCCATTTTTGGCGTCGTTACGCCAATTTTACCAGAAAGGAGGGTTCTAGCATGGCAAGCCTAGCGGCAAGAGCAGTACGGAACCAGGCGGCACGCGAGCGACTCGCGGCCGCCCTGGCCGCCCTCAGCAAGCGCCTCGATATCCCGGTCCCGGACGAGTCAAAGCGGATGCACGATTCGGAGTTGCAGCCCATCGTCGAGGTCGAGCGGTTTGCCGACTTCGCCGAGTCGGTGCTGGCGGCAATCCCAGCGAAGGAGAAGCCCGCACCCAAGGCGGAGCCCAAGCCGGAACCTGAGCCGGATGCGGCTCCGCGCCGGGGTCGCAGCTAATGGACCGCGATGACGCCGCAGAGTTCGTAGGCGACAGGTACGGCCAGTATTTGCTGGCGGTTACCCGTGACGCGACGGACACCGCTGGCGACCTGGCGTCGGTCATTGACGACGCCTTCCGTGCCCTCGGTGTGGTGGCCGCTGACCTTGCCACGGCTAGTACGGATGGCGAGGAGGCGGACGAAGACCTTCGGGTCCAGGTTTCCTACCGCGCCATGCAGCAGATTGTGCGCGACCTCGGCGCGACCTCCTTCGACATCAGCACGGGCGGCGATAGCTTCAAGCTCTCGCAACTCCGTGCCGCGGCGGAGAAGGACCTCGCCGAGGCGAAGGCGGCGGTGCTGGAGCGATTCCTCACGCTGGGGGTGGTGCCGGCCGAGGGCGCTGACCCATTCAACTACATCGACCTCAACTACCTCGACGACCTGTGTGAGGTGGACGCATGACCATCGGCACGAATCCGCTTATCCCCACAGGCGCAGCGGCCGTCGTCAGCCGGTTGCTACTGCGCATGCGTGACGACAGTTGCGTCATCTCGCGGCCCAGCACGAGCAAGGACGCCACAGGTGCGCCGAGTGGGGGATTTACCACCGCGGCCACGGTGCCATGCCGGGTCACCTCGCCGGGGTTGCAGCCGGTTGAGAGCGTGGGCGGCAGTCGCCTCGCGCCGGTCCTGACCTATGAGGTGCGGTTTGCGCCGGATGTCGATGTCCGGGGCAGTGACCGCATTGTGGTCAATGGCCGCACGCTGGAGGTTATCGGCGACCGGGACGCGGTGAGCCACGGCTTTGAACTGGTCGTGATTGCCAAGGTGGCCGGCTCCTGATGGCCGCGCCATTCGTTCCACGGCTCGTCATATCTCGATTCATGTATTCGGTTCTCAGCACGGATGCCGCGGTGATTGCCGCGCTGGGAGCGTCTGGCGTGATTGTCCCCGATGAGGCCATCCCGACCGACATCGTGCTGACGCTGGCCCAGACGTTTGCCGGCGGGGTGTCCGTCGCCAAGCGCATGGGCGCACCCATCGCCCAGGTGGAGATGTACTGGGACCTCACCGGCTGGGACCCGTCGTATCAGCGGGTGCTGACCGAGCCGCTGATGACGGCCGTGATGGGGGAACTCATCGGCGCGGAGACGAAGGGCACAACTCGCGTCTGGGTGGATACCACGGACAGCCGAGCGTGGGGCGTTGATGTCGATTTTTCCTCAGAGGAACCCGTACCGCTGGATGTCACCACGCCGCAGGTGTGGGCGCCGGTGAGGCACCGCTATCGGGTCGCATTGCGGCCACGCAGTTAGGAGAGCAGTCATGGCAGACGTTTATCGCATCGTGACCCCTGAGGGCCATGTCTATGGCTATCACGGGGATATCGACCAACTGAAGGCGGCCCATCCGGGCGCGGTCATTACCGGGCGACTGGTGATGAACGAGGTGGGTGAGGGCACGTTTGAGCCGTACAGCATCGCCAAGGCGCAGGCTGACCGGCGCAAGGCTGAGGCGGACAAGGCGGAGAAGAAGGCCCCTGCCAAGAAGAAGGACGAGGCTCCAGCCGACGACGCAGTGGCCGTTGATGTCGTGGTCGAGGATGCGCCCGCCGAGAATGACCAGCCGTAATGGCCTCGGTCAAGATTGTCGTCCACTTCAATAAGTTTCCCGAGTGTCCCGGCATCATGTCAAAGGCCATCGACACGGCGTTTCAATCGCTGGGGCCGAAACTCCTGACCAAAATGCAGTCAGTGACGGCCGTAGACACTGGAGAACTGCGCGGCTCAGAAACCCAGACGGCGGGCGGCAAGACGCTGACCCTGACCGCCGGCACCGACCACGGCGTGTTCGTGGAGTTTGGCACCCGCAAGATGGCAGCCCAGCCGTTCATGCGGCCAACGGTTGAGGGGGCAGCGGGGCAGGTTGCCTCGGAAATTACCTCTGCCGTATCCGGGGCGTTTGGATGAGCATGGCACCGACGCACAACAAGCCACGGTACGTCCCCAAAATACCCGTGGTGCCATGGGTGCGGTGTGCGGTGCGGCGGTGCGACTCCATCATCGCGCAGCGGAACCTTCCGTGGCAGGGTGACCCGATGTGGATTCAGTGTCGCAAGTGCGGGGCGCTGAACCGCGTCTCCACCGACGGCGTGTGGGTAGTAGACCAGGCAGGGGACATTCAACCGCTGCCCCAGTAGCGATACACGAGTTATTGCGCGTAGAATGCCTACGCACAGACGAGAGGCCGGAGGCCTGTGAGCCCGGAGCCCTGAAGCGCAGTTGCGCAAGGAGCTCCGGTCATGCCGCAGAACATCTACCCATTTCAGGGGGCGGAAACGCGACTCGTCCGCGAAACCGCCTACGGCACAACTCCGGGCTCTCCGGTGTTTGTGCGCCTCAACGGGTTTGGCGTCACCGTCAGCCCGACGATTGAGACGGACCCGTTTGCACCTCCCGGTGCGATGATTCCGGCCATCACCCTCGTCAATGACGACTTCTCTGAAGGCTCTATGGAGGGGCGGGTCGACTACAACGGCCTGGCCTTCGTGCTGGCCGGCCTGTTCGGTAACCCGACCATCACGTCGCTCGGTGGCTCGCCTGCGGCCTACCAGTGGGACTGGTCGTGGAATGGCCGCCGGCCACTGCGCCCTATCTCCTACACGATGCACTACGGCTTCGCGGAAAGCGCGGACGTGGTCACCGGCTGGATTTTCAACACCCTCGAAATCAGCGGCGGTCGTGCGGACGGCTTCGATGTCAGCGGCGATGGCTTCGGCAAGGCGGTGACGGCAGGCCAGGCGCTTGGCGGCATCACCAACGAAGTCCAGACCATCACCATCACCGGCACGCCAACCGGTGGCACGTTCACGATTACCTGGAACGGTGAGACCACCGGCACGATTGCCTACAACGCCAACGCCGCGACCGTGCTGGCCGCGCTTGAGGCACTGGTCGGCATTGAGCCGGGCGATGTCGCGGTCGGTGGTGGCGCGCTGCCTGGCACCCCAATCACGGTCACCTTCCAGGGTGCCTACGCCGGCCAGAACGTCGCCGCGATGACGACCACCGACTCCCTCACGGGTGGCACCACACCAGCCTCAGCCGTGACCACGACCACACCGGGCGCGGATGCCGCAGTCGATATCCCGGCGGTGCCTGCTGGCGCGGTGCAGGGCAATGTCTACCTCGACACCACCTGGGCCGGTCTGGGCACCACCCAACTCCTCTACGCCTACGAGATGGGCCTGACCATCGGTGAGCGCATGGAGCGTGTCCGACCCATCAACAAGAGCAAGTCTTCAGACGGCGTTATCGACATGAGCGACCAGGAACACATGATGACGCTTATGCTCGGGCGCAACGCCGTTGCTGACGCGCAATTCGCCAAGTTGCGGGCGGGGACCTCCTCGTTTGTCCGCGCCGAGTGGGAAGGCGACACCATCTCGGGTGCCAATGAGTACCTCTTCCAGACCGACGCCTGCATCACCTACCAGGAAGCCGGCGAGCCGGACGATGTCGATGGCGTGCATGCCCGCGAGTTCTCGGGTCGCATCACCATCGACTCGACCACCGGCAACGCAATGAAGTTCAAGCTCGTGAACACTTTGCCTTCGCTTTCGGGCTCATAGCCCTTGAAGCGGTAGTCGCGCTTTTGCGACTACCGCATTTCTACGCCGTTGGTAGCGGCAATAGTGCCGCTACCGCTAGAGCCAAACGCCTGAGGTCCAGCGAGGCCCAGAGCGACAGAAGGGAACCGACGTCATGCCGTCAGCGAACACGATTGCCCCACGCGACCAGAGCCGCCAGTTCAGCGTCAAGTTCAAGGACGAAGACTCGGGACACGTCGAGTACGTCAACGTCAATTACTACAAGAACCGCATCAGCCTGGCGCCGATGGAAGCGCGCATCACCGATGAGGTGAGGGAGACGCTCACCGACGACCAACTTGAAGCGGCGCGCATCGCGTCCACCCTCTGTTACTACCTGAAATCCTGGGACCTCTCCGGCCCGCTCTACAACTACAGCGACGAAGAGGTGGTGGGCGATGAGATTATCCCGCTCGACCCGATGATTACGATGTACCTGCCCACCACGATTACCGCCGAAGTCATGAACCAGTTGACGAAGGAAGTGTTCCCGGACTCGGGAAAATCACGGAACGAGCGCAGGCGCTCGCGCTAAGGAGTGCGGAGAAGCCCATCACCTACGAGCGGGGGGTGGAGTTGTGGGAGAAGTCGGACGGGGAGCATGAGTTCGGGATTGAGCCCATCTCCCAGGCACTCGACGAAGACCTGTTTCTCCTCCAGATGGTGAAGGAAACGGGGGTCCCGCTCGACCGGATTGAAGACCTGCCGGACCGCTGGAAGTTCGTGGTTCGCATTCTCTGGGCGTGGCAGGACGTGGAGCGCAAGAAGCCGGCAAAGCGAAGGAAGTAGGGCTGATGCAGACCTCGGCGTTGCTACAGGAACAGAATGTAGATAACGCCGAGGACCAGCAGGTTGACCAGCCAGCCGCGCCAGAACGCGCCCCACACCGACTGTCCCATCGCAAAGATGATGAGGCCGGCCAGTCCAGAAATCAGCAGCACCAGAATGCCCTTCGCAATGCGTGGCTTGGGGCGCTGGTAGACGACGACCTGCACCGGCATCTGGCCGGCGTTCGCGGGCACCGATTTCGGCATCACGACGGTCCTTCCTCTGGGGGTTGGCTCAGTTTATTCGCTTGCCATCATAACGGAAATTGTCTGGCTGTGGTTCCGGCTCTACGGCGTTCGAACGTCATCAGGAAGCGTCGAACTCTTGCGCTGATTGCAGACCCGATGGGCCGGCTTGAGGTTGCCGAGTGTGTGGCTGCCGCCTCTCGCAAGGGGGATGACATGGTCGATGGTCAAGCCCATCTGGTGACGCCCACTCAGGGCAATGTCGATTGGGGCGTTGCAGATGTGGCAGACCGCACCATCGCGCTCAACGACGGCGCTGGTCAGAGTCTTGTGACAGCGAGCGCGAATTGGAAGAGCGATGCGCTTGCCAGTGGCGAGGTCGTGCTCGTGGCGGAAGAGGGCGGAACACTGCGTCGAGCAGAATCGCTGATTCTGGCGCGTGGGAGTAAAAACACTCCCGCAATAGTTACAAGATTTGGGCGCGTCCCAACCACTGCGCTTGCACGCATTGCTGCAATAGCGCGAAGGGCGGGCAGCGCTGTCGCGACGCTTGAACTGAATGCCACACCTCTCGCACGTGATGAGACGCTCCCGCGATTGGCGGTAGCAAGCACGCGAGCAATAGGTCTTCGTCTTTTCCAGAGATTTCTTGGCGACGAATGTCTTCTCACATCCTTTGCAGGTCAATATGACTGGCGTAAGTTTGACACCTCGACCCGTGATGCAATCCGTCGAGCAGACCCGCTGAGTGCGTGTGTTGGGGTGGAACGATTTGCCGCAGGTTTCGCACGTGTAAGTGCGAGAAGCCATGCGGGCATCGCGGCATGCCTTCGAGCAGTAGCGCTTCTGGGTGCCGCTGAGATGATTCCCACACGTCTCGCAGACGCGCAGCGCGGTATCCTTGGGGAGCATGCAGACCTCCTAAGTCTGTTGCCGCGCCGAGGGTGTTTCCAGCACCGCTCGGCACTTCCATTTCCTAAGCAGTATAGAACAAATCTGCTTACTATGCCTATCTTTATGAAAGGTATGGTGTAATTTTATGGCAGTTGTAGCCTCGCTTGAGGCAATCATAACGGCCTCAACTGAAGGTTTTGACCAGGCAGTTGACTCCGCCAACCAGAAACTCCAGGAACTCGGCCAGACCGGCGGGGACACGGCCAAGCAACTGACCACCTCCGGCAAGTTGATGGCCGGCATCGGCGCGGCTATCACGGCGCCGCTGATTGGGGCCGTGAAGCAAGCCGCTGATTTTGAGTACGCCATGGATGCCGTCAACGCGGCGCTTGGTGGCGTGGACACTTCCACGATGGACCTGCTGGAGCAGCAGGCCCTCGACCTTGGGGCCAGTACGAAGTTCAGCGCCCAAGAAATCGCGGGCGTCCAGGAACAACTAGCGAAGACCGGATTGACGGCGCAAGACCTGCTCGATGGCGCCACCAAGTCCGTCACGGACCTCGCGGCGGCGACCGGGGAAAGTTTGCCTGCGGCGACGGATGCCGCATCCGCCGCGATGAACCTGTTCGGCCTGCAAGGTCAGGACATGTCCCGCGTAGCCGACATCCTCACCGGGACGCTCAACCAGTCCAGCGCATCCCTGCCCGACTTGCAACGCGGCATCAACAGCCTCGGCTCGGTGCTCCAAAACCAGAATAAATACCTGGAGATGACCGAACAGGGGCTCAACGGCGCGGAAGAAGCGTTCATCGACACCGCTGCCGCCGTTGGCTACTTTAACCAGCAGGGCCTGAAGGCGGCAGACGCCGGCGTCTCGTTAGCACGCGGCATCACCAACCTCTCAAAGCCAACATCAAAGGGCGCACAGAAACTTGAGGAACTCGGCATTGCCGCGTTCGACATGAACGGCAATTTTATCGGCATCCCTGAGTTGATGGACCAACTCAACGAGAGCATGTCCGGCATGTCCGACCAGGCGCGTGAGGCAGCGCTCTCCACCATCTTCGGCGCGGAAGCCGCCGATGTTATGAACCAGGCCATCAAAAAGGGTGGCGACGGCTTGCGTGAGTTCACCGAGAACCTCCGGGAGGAGGGTCTTGCGGCCAAGCAGGCGGAAATCCGGCAAGGGAACCTCACAAGCTCCGTTGAGAAGCTTGGAGGAGCGCTCAATGGCTTGGCTATCCAGATGGGCACGCCACTCCTTGAACCCATTAAGAACGCGACCGATGGTGTCACCAAGATGGTGGACGCGCTGGCTGGCGCACCGCCCGAAGTGCAGAAGCTGGTCTCCGAGTTCGCGGCGCTCAGCGGTGGCCTGCTCCTTGGTGGTGGCGGGCTGGCATACGGCACGGGCAAGGTGCTGGAACTCGGGCAGGCGTTCAAGGCGGCTGGCCTGAGTCTGCCGAAGTTCGCCGCCGGACTTGGCCTGGTCGGCTTGGCGATTGGGGCCGGCCTGCTTGCTTATGAGACCAACTTCCTGGGCTTCGCGGATTTCGTTGATGAGAAGATGGCGGACGCCGGAAAATCTATCGAGAAGTTCGGCCAAACGTTCGATGAGGTCTTCAGCGCCCAAAAAGCCAAGGGCATGAACGATATCGCCAACGTGGTTGATTCGTTCGGTAAGGCGCTGTTTGATGCTACCGGCATCGACTGGCTGGAGCAGACCGCCGCACTCGGACGCGCAATCGACGTGCTGGGGAAGTCCTTCGCGGAAGGCGCGGCCAAGGGTATTGACCCGTGGGTCAACGCGCTGGAATCGGCCGGTGACGCTGCCCGTGCGATAGGCCAGAACGACCTCGCGAATACGCTTGATGATTGGAGCCTGGCGTGGGGCGCCATGGCCGACAAGATGAAAGAGACCGAAGGCACGATGCCGGAACTCAACCGCGAGTTGTCGGCGTTGCAGGCGGGACTTCAGCAACTGACGGGCCTGCCGGTTGAGACATGGTTTGATAACATTGGCTCTGAGTTTGGCCGCCTGCGCACGGACATTACACCCTTCCTCGATGCCATGGGTAGCGGCGCAGACGGCGTCAGGAATTTCTTTGGCGCGCTGACGGATGGCGATTGGGGCGGCGCGTGGGACCAATTCACGGGCGGCATCCAGAGCGTTGGGGATAAGCTCGCGGATGTCAACATTGGTGGTGCCCTCCAGGGCGTCAGCGACCAAATGACCGGTTGGTTCAACGACGTCGGCGACCTGCTCATGGGTCGCGATGCTCTAGGGCCCGGTGACAAAGGCGCGGTCGAGGGGCTCATTCCCCAGCTAGCCGACAATATCGTAAGCGGGCTTTCTGGCCTCGGCGATGCGGTCATGGGCGGTCTAGAAGATGCTGGCGGCAATCCGTTTGTGGCTGTTGGCGACTGGCTGAAAGACTCCTGGGAGTCGCTCATGGGCGGCGGCGACATGGAGAGCCTTGTCTCTGGTGGCTACCACGGACCCGGAGGCGAGACGGCACAGGCCATGAAGCCACTCACCCAGAGCCTGGTGGATAACCTCTCTGACGGGCTGATTTCTGGGCTCAACGAACTCGGCGGCACCGTCGAGCAAAAACTGCAAACCATCCCCAACCCCATGGATGGCGTGCAGGATTGGCTGCAAGAAGGCATGGACGAGGTGTCCCGCTTCTTCCAGCCGCAGGAGATGGCCGCCGGCCTCGGGGGTGCCGGCTTCGGCGATACCTCGGGCATCGACCAGATGTTTACGGGCATGCTGGACGGCATTGCCGCAGCGCTGCCCACGGCGCAGGATGTCCAGGCCAAACTCGGTGAGGTCGGCGGGGACTTCATGACGGCCATCGGGGATAACATCCTCGGACCCCTGGGCCAGTTCCTGTTCCCGAGCCAGGATGCCATCGCCTCGGGCGAAAACCTGCTCGGCGACCCCAGGAAAATCGGGGAGCAGTTTGGTAAGTCCATCCTCGATACCTTCAGTGACCCAGCATTTTCTGAGGGCCTAGACGCATCCATTGAGGCGCTCCCGGACGAAGTGTTCCAGGGTACCGGAACGGCGCTGCTCGGGGCGATGACGAAGGGCATGGCAACCGCGATGGACCAGCCCGTCGAAGGTGGCGCTGCCGGCGAGACAATGGGCCAGCAGATGGTGAAGACCCTCGCGGACGGCCTGACCACCTCGCTCCAGGCTGAGGGCGCGGCAGACATGCTGATTCCTGCCGTCAATGCCTTTGGGTCTGCCTTCAACACGACGCTCGGCAAGGCGATGACCAGCACCATCATGCCGAAGGGCCAGACCGGCATGGTGGGCGAGGCCGCGGCCGGTGGTATCGGCGGCAAACTCGTGCAATCGCTCGCGGACGGCCTGACGACCTCCCTGCAAACCGAAGGCACCGCGGACAAGTTCATCCCGGCCGTCAACGCGCTCGGCTCAGTGCTCAACACGGCGATGCAGACGGCATCCCAGGGCACGCAGCAGGTTGACGGGCAGGACCCGGCCGGCCAGGCAGCAACGGGCTTCGGCCAGCAGATGGTGCAAGGCCTCTCGACCGGCCTTGCTAACGGCATCGCGGCGGCTGACCCGGCCCTCTTCGTCCCGGTGACGAATGCGCTCGGCACGCAACTCGGCGCGGCGATGAGCCTGGCCTCGCAGCCGACGCAGCCGCCCGGTGGCGTCGGCCCGGTTGGTCCTGCCGTGCCCGGCATGGGCGAGACGCTGGTGCAAGGCCTCGCCACGGGCCTGACCGACTCCATCACCAATGCCGACCCGGCCATCTTCACGCCTGTCGGGAGCGCGCTGGGAACACAACTCGGGACCGCGCTCAACACGGCGATGCAGGGTACGCAGCAGGTCCAGCCAGGTCTGGGTGGGGTCGCGGGCCAGACGACCACGGGCATCGGCGCGCAGATGGTGACGGACCTGGCGACCGGCCTCAGTGACTCCATCACGAACGCACCCGAAGAGGTCTTTACGCCGGTTGGCGCGGCCCTCGGGACGAAGATGACCGAAGCCTTGCAGACCGCCGTGGAGAGCGGCTCACAGGGGGGCGATGGGGCCGCGACGGGCGTTGGTCAGCAGATGGGCGATGCGGTGGGCCAGATGCTCATCAGCGGCGTCGAGCAGGCAGACTGGGCGCCGGTGGGCACCAGCCTCAGCACCAAACTGGGCGAGACGCTCCAGACCGTCGCTACAGAGAATGGAGACATCAGCACCCAACTCGGCGACTCCGTGGGGCAGATGTTGCAGACCGGCGTTGAGGGTGCGGACTTCGCCGGCGTCGGCGATTCCATCAGCTCGCAACTCACCGAGCAGATGGACACCGCCATTGCCGATGTGGCCTCATCCATCTCGGAACAGATGTCGCAGGTCACGGAGGCCATCACGCAAGCCGTCGAGGGCATGTCCGAAGCCATCAGCGGAGTGGTGGAGGAAATCTCCTCAGCCGTTGAAGAGATGGCGTCGTCGCTGGAAGGCGCGACCGAATCAGTCTCTGCGGCGGTTGAGGAGATGACTGCGGCGGCTGAGGAAGCAGGAGCGGCGATGCAGGCCGCAGCCGAAGAAGCCTCAGCCGCAGCGGAGGAGGTTGGCACGGCGGCTCAAGAAGCGGCGGCAGCGGTCTCGGCGGCGATGCAAGAGATGGCGGCAGCGGTGCAGGCGGCAGCGGGAGCCATCGCGGCGGCGGCTGGGCAGATTGTCGCCTCCTTCAATGAGATTGCCGGAGCGGCAGGAGCAGCGGCAGCGGCAGCGGGGGCGGTCGGCGGCATGGCGCCTGCCGGCGGGGGAACAACAGGCCGCTCGCTCGAAGCCGGTCAGGCGATGGTTGAGGGCACGGCGAAGGGGATGGAGGGCGCGGCTCCGATGGTGGCCCGCTCCGCGGAACTGGTGGCCGATGTTGCCTACGACAGCATGGCGGACGCCATCCAGATGGGTTCGCCGGCCAGGCGCTTTGAGCCGGTCGGCGCCTCCATATCCCAGGGCATGATGAAGGGGATGCTGGCGGACGCGAAGAGCCGCCTGAAGTCCGCGATGGGCAAGATGGCCGGCCAGGTCCAGAGTGCCATGGGCAAAATCAAGAGCGCGATGTCCAGCGCCATCGGGCAGGTGCAATCACGCATCAAGGAGGGCATGGCGCGAGCGCAGGGTCAAGCGGCTGCTGGCGGGCAGGCGGCCGGCAAGGCGGCTGCCGAAGGCTCGGCAGCCGGCGTGGATTCCGCGTCGGATGAGAACTCCAAGGCCGTCAAGCGCATGTGGCGGAAGGCCGTCCAGAAGTTGCTTGAGGGCAAGGGGGAGATGCGCTTCCTGGGCGAGGAGTTCGCCCGCGAGTTCTGGCTCGGCATGCTCGATACCTCCGGCTCGCTGGAGTTCGCGCAGTTCGTGACCGACGAAGCGGTCAAGGCGGCCGAGAACGCGATTGAGGCCATCCGGGCCAAGTTGCAAGGGCTGAGCACCCAACTGGAAATTATCACCAATCAGGTTCAGGACCTCGAATCCGAACTCGCCGACATTGACTCTCAGCTTGCCTCCCTGGATGCTGCCGCTGCCGAAGAAGCCGCTGCTGCTGCCGCTCAGGCACGCCTGGACGCCGCGCAGGCGTTGCTGGACGCGCAGCGGGCGATTACCGATGAACTGGAGAAGCAGTTCTCTGCCGAGTTCCAGGCGGCGCACCAGGCGCACATTGCGGCCGCGCAGAACCGCGGGAAGGGCGGAACGCAGCAGGACTACGAAGCCAAACTGGCGAAGGCGCAGCAGACGAACTCGCTCGTGCAGCAGTCCAAGGCGATGGAGGAGCACCTCGCCAACGAACTGGAGATGATTCGCAAGGCGATTCAGGCAGAGAGCGAGGCACGCGCTGCCGCGGCCAAGGAATCCGCACGGGCGGAACTGGAAGCCCGGCGCGCCATGCTGGCCGAGGAACTGGCCGCGGCGAAAGCGCAGCAGGCAGAAATCCTGGCCGCGCAACATGCCGCGCAGGTGCAGTACACGCAGACGGTCATCGCCGAGAGCCAGAAGCGGATTGACCAGCTCCAGAAGGAAAAGAAAAAGGCCGACTCCCCAGAGGAGCGCGCCAACGCGCAGGCCGAGATTGCGCTAGAGAAGCAAAAGATTGAGCTGGCGAACCTGTTGGCGGAAGCGCTGGAGCGGCAGGCGAATGCGCAGACCCCCGAGGCACTGGCCCAGGCCAACGCGCAAGTCCAGTACTACACCGAAGCGCTGGCGGCCCTCGATGAGGTCGATATCGGGGCGATGCTGGAGGAGCTTGTCTCCAAGATGGGGGAGGTGGCAACCTCAATCGGCAGCGCAGCAACCGCGATGGATTCTGCCGCTGCCGCTATGACCGGTATGTCGGCCCCCGCTACTGAGGCTGCTTCTTCTATGGGGAAGGTTAGTCAAGCGACAGGAACCCTGGGCCAGCAAATTGAGGCCGCAACGGGCGGCATGTTCAGCATGGGCGCGAAGTACCACGAAGTGATGGATAAGATGGCGGCGGACGGCTACGCCTTCCAGGAAAAATTCAAGGCCATGACGGACCAGCAGAAGCTTGATGCCGAAGCCGCCGGCACGGCGATTGGCACGTCGCTCTCGACCGGCATTACCGACCGCATCACGCAGGGCGGCCCGGCGCTCCAGCAGGCGATGGTCGATGGCCTCAACGGCGCGGTGACGCAAGGGACGGATATCGCCAGCAAGGGCGGCGCGGATATCGCCACGGCCTTCGGGAAAGAGATGCACGCGGAGCTCGGGACGCAGTTCCCAGAGTTGCAGACGCAAATCCGGGATGGCCTCCAGAAGCCGATTGACCAGGGCATCACCGCCGCGGAGAAGGGTGGCACGGATATCGGCCAGGGCCTCATGAAAGAGGCCACAACCGGTGTCAAGGACAAGGCAGACCCCTTCAAGAAGGAGTGCTTCCAGGCGCTCGAAAGGCCCATCCAGCAGGGCATTAAAGATGCGGACAAGGGCGGAAACCAGATTGGCAACGCGCTCGGCGACGGCATGATTCAGGGCGTCCGGGACCGCACCCGTGGCATTGCCGATGAAGCGGCGCGGACGGTGCGTGAGGCCATCAATGCCGCGAAGCGGGAGGCCGATGCACGGTCACCCAGCCAGGAGACCCGAGACCTCGGCCACGACCTGGGTGACGGCCTCATCCTCGGCATGCACGACCGACGCGGCGATGCGAAGGACGCAGCCGAGAACCTCGTCCACATCCCACGTCTCAGCCCGACGAATGATGGCGGCGTGACGGGCGGTCGTGCCCGGAATAGCGGCAACAACGGTGGTAACGTTATTCACATCGGCAGCATCAATCTGCCGGGCGTCACCAACCCGCAGGAGTTCCTCGACGCCATCTCGTCGATGGAGCGGCGCAACGGTGTCTCGTCGGGAAGGCTCTAACCTTGGACCTGATTGCCATCGACGACTTTGTGTTTAGCGATTGGAACATCCCGCCAGCGATGCTGACGGACAAGTCGTCAACCCTCTCGTTTGGGGCTAACCGGCGCGCTGGCGTGTACTCCAGTGTGTTCTTCAGCACGTCAACCTCCACAGCCAGTTGGCATGTCATCATCCAGTGCCCCGGCATTGAGGCGCGCAATGCGCTGACGGCGGTGCTGGCCTCACCCCTTGACCGGGAGTTGCGCCTGCTTGTCCAGCGTGAACGCTACACCGATGACCTGGTGACGATTGGCGCGACGGTTTCCAGCATCCAGCCGAAGGGCTCCAGCGACAACCTGGAGGTGACGTTCGAGTCAGGCGATTCGGTCTGGCACGCCGAGGCGGTGGAGACCGTCACCAAGTCCTTCACGTCCTCGCTCGACCAGGCCATGCACCTGCCGTCACCGGGGAACGTGCCGACCTATCCCATCATCCGCCTGACACCCACCGCACAGCGCACAACGCAGACGGCGGATGTGGGCTGGACGTACCGGCTTCGCTACACGGTGACGAACAATGGGGATGAGCCACTCTTTCGCTACCCGGTGCGCATCTCACTTGGACCGACGACTGGGCTGGTGACCGATGGGCTGACGCTCGCCTCGGGTGACGATTGCCGCGTGTGGCTCGATGGCGTGGAGCAAGCCAGGACGCTCGTGGATTGGAATACCGCGTCGAGTGATATCTGGGTCATCCTCCCCTCGCTCCCAGTGGGGGCTACCATCACGTACGCCATCGTCTTTGGCAACCCGGAGGCTGGAACGCCGCCCGTGCTGGAGTATCCCGAGGTCACGGCCTTTGCGCTGGACGACGGGACGAACGAAAGTACCAATAGTTACTGGTTTTACGGGACGTACCAGGAGCCTGCTCGCGCTGGCACGGGATTGTGGGTGCTTGCCTCGCCGGAATCCGGCGGGACGCCGGATTTCACCGTCCCCGGCGCGTGGCGTCCGGCCTTGACGTTTGAGAACCCGACCAACACGGACGAGTATTTCCAGAGTCCGGCGCGACACGTCCTCATCGCCGAGTTCCAGACCATCACGGCCTCGGGCACGGTCTCCGGTGGGACCTACACCATCACGATTCCGGCTGCCGGGCAGACGACCGCCGCCATCGCCTACAACGCCAACGCCGCGACCATCCAGACGGCGCTGGAGGCGCTCTCTGGCATCAACGACGGCGACATCCTCGTCACGGGCGGCGCACTGCCCGGCACGCCGGTCACGCTGGAGTACGCCCTAAACGGACAGTTCTCCGGGCAGAACGTGGGGCAAATCACCATCAACTCGGCCAGCCTCACCGGGGGCGGCAGCTACGTGCCCGCCACGACGGCGACGGGAGATTCCTGGTTCCAGACGACGGTCCTGGCCTCGCGCTGGCGGGGCGACCCGTTCTACGCCAATAACGCCGGCTTTGTCAGTGAGTACGCCGGGAGTTATCCGTACGATGGCGTGACGCTCTACAACCCATTTGGCATCAGCCAGATTTCCTGCAACGGCATCACGTTCCAGAATTCTGCCCAGACGCTCACGGTCGTGACCACTACGGTCGGCGACGAGACGGCATCAGATGAAGTCATGGTGCCCATCGACCCTGTGACCCGTCTCGTTGTCGTCGGGCGGCAGTCTGGCGGCGATGATTGGTACGTCATCCAACAGTGGACGTTTGAGGCGAACCCCGCCACCTCGTTCGGCTTTGACGTGACCCTGCCGGAGCCGATGAAGCATGTGGGGATTTCCTGCTGGCCGTACGGCCGGCCGAGCATCCCGGATGATGTCGAGGGCGGCGTCCTGGCGTACCTCTATGGCGACCTGTACGTGATTCCTGACACCTCGGGCAAGCTCGTCATTGCGCCTGTGGACGCAGACGAAATCTACGAACTGGCGACGGAGTTGCGCTTGCGAGGCGGGGCCAATGCGGTCGGCCCGTACTCGACGTTGCTCGTGGGCAATGCCCGCAGCCAGAGCGGTGCCGGGACGCCACGCGCCGCAGTGGTCCTCGGCGAACAGGGGCTGCAAATCGACACGGCGCGGCATACGCACGATATCTGGGATACGGCGTTTCTGCAAAAGGATGAGGCGCTCTCGGCCCATGCTGTGCGGGGCCTGAGCGGTTACTTGCGCGACGGGGAGACGGGCGAGACCCGTGCCTCACGCTGGCTGCCACTGACCCCGCCGCGGCGCACCGTCGCCAACGGCGACTTCGCCGTCGATATCTCCTCGTGGGAACTCTACGACGACGGCACCGGCATCACCTACACCGCCACGCATGACGCGACCATCGGCGGCGAGCAGGACGGGTCGCTGAAGATTGCCATCACCGTGAACTCCGGCAGCGATGCCGTGACATACCTCAACTCGCAGTACTTTGATTCCGCTGGGCAGGAATCCGTCTCCATGAGCGCATGGGTGCGTACCAGCAACGCGAGCATCCTGCCGCGCCTGTGCATCGCGTGGTACGCCAGCACCGACGATGCGCCCATCTCGGTCTCACTTGACCCTGGTTGGGCGAGTGCGCCGACCATCAACACCGGCTATACCCGGACGTTTGCCGCAGCCATCCCGGAAGGTGCCGCGTATTTCCGTATCGGCATCACGGCGGACACCAGCGCATCAGCCACGGGCAATACCTGGCATGACGACGTGCGCCTCAACGACAACGACCTTTTCTTCTCAGACGTGAGTCTCGGGGAGGTTGATGTTACCGTGCGCGTCTCTCCACAGTGGGTCCCGTAGGCCATGGGACAAGTGATAGATGACATCATCCTGAGTGAGCCGGGCAACACCCGACCTCGGCGTCTCTCGGTGGTAAGTCCGCAACTCTCGTGGGAGCTCAACGGCTCCGGGTCGTTCAGTTGCTTCACGCCGATGGATACGTTGCTTGCCGCCGGCTATGCCGGAGATATGCGCGGGCTGTGGCTGACCTACGTCTCGTCCGCCGGCGCATGGGGTGGTGTGGTGACCGGGAGACCCACCAGCGACGGCGTGGCCGAGATTACTGCTGAGGGGTTCCTGGCGCTGCTGCGCGGGCACATCCTGAATCAAGGCATCCTGGCGATGACCGGCTCGGCTGGTGGCCTGGCGCGACGCGCCATCCGTGGCTCCGGGGTCTATGGCGCGACGTTTCTCCATCTCGGGGTCATTGACGAAGGTGGCGGCCCGGTGTCGATGGACCTCAGCGGCGACATCGGCAATGACCTCTTGCCGGCAATTGCGGATGCGGCGGATGTTGAGTGGCTGATTGATGCTGACCGCGTGTTCACGCTCGCGCAACGCCTGGGGCGTGACCGCTCGGCGACGGTGCGCCTCGTGGAGGACATCCACATCGTTGACGCCCGCATCAGTGACGACATCTTCAACGACGGGCAGGGGGCCGCCTTTCGCGTGCAGAGTTCCCTCTCGCAGTCACTGATGGCGTTCACTGCAAGCCAGGCCGCTCCCAGCGCCTTGCAGCCGCCAAGCAACCCATCCGTGCCCGCACCCGCTCCAACACAGGTCTCCCCCATCTGGGAACGGTCTTCAACCGGGCAGCGCTACCAGACGAGCGACTCGTGGGACTCGTTGCCCGAGGGCGTGCCGGTCGGCGGAACCGCCCCGGAGGAGACGTGGCGACGGGTGCAGCGCCGTGCGGGGCAGACCTACGTCATTGAGCAGCCAGGGGTAGTCAGTACGCCGTCAACGTCCGCACCGCCGCCGGCGTGGTCGGGGAGCGCGCCCGGTGTTGGCGCGAATCACCCCGGCGTGCCCTCTATCCGTCACGCGCCGCCCCCAACGGTGCCACTGGAACTGACGCTCGCCAATATCGACGACGCCTTCATGACCTTTGACCTGGGTGACACCGTGCGCGTCGAACTGGGCAGCATCGGCGTCACGGGCCGGTTTCGTGCCATGAGCAAGGCGCTGGATGTGGCCTCGCAGACCCTGAGCGTCTCCGGCGAACTCTTGAAGGATTGGTAACATGCGCATTTCCTGGCTGCCGAACCGCACCATCAATCCGCTGTGGCGGGTCAAGCACTACGTCGATTTCCGGGCCGGGATGCCGGACCCCGCACGAGAGGCGCGGATTGCCCGCATGCAGCAATTGACGCAGCGCCGCACCATCGAACGCACACCGCGCTAGGAGAGGGGTCATGGCTACGAGGGTTGTCACGGGGACCATCATCAAGGCGAGCGGCACGCCGTGGGCTGGCGTGCCCGTCAGGTTCCGCCCGGTAGACGACAGTTACCTCTTGAGCCCGGACGCCAGCTACCCAGTAACCACCGTCTCGGCCATCACGGATGCGGATGGAGCTTTCTCGGTCACGCTGGCGGCAGACCTGAGCGTTGAGTACGAGGTGGAGACGCCGGACGGCGAGACCTTCCGCATCATTGTGCCCTCCGGTAGCGCGACGACGCTGGAGACGCTCCGCGCGGCCTATGACGCCAGCACGCCCGTGCCGCTGCCCAGCCTGGAGGCGGCGGTCACGGCGGTGATTGAGGATTCCACCTCGTTTGCCGACGCGCTGGAGGCGCTAGTTGCCGCGGAGTTCGCCGGTGTGGCGGCCGCGACAACCTCGGCGTCAGGCATCGTGGAGCTAGCGACGACCGCCGAAACCACGACCGGGACGGATGCGACACGCGTTGTCACCCCAGACGGCCTCCACGATATGACCTCGCTTACCGGGGCGGCGTGGTTCCTCGATGAGGACACGCTGTCGTCGGACTCCGATACGAAGGTGCCGAGCCAACAAAGCGTCAAGGCGTACGTGGCGGCGAATCTGGCCGCGGCGGCGAGTGACACCGTTGCCGGCAAGGTTGAACTCGCCACCACGGCGGAAACCACGACCGGCACGGATGCCACGCGGGCGGTGACGCCTGACGGATTGCACGATATGACGAGTCTGGCCGGCGCAGCGTGGATGCTGGATGAGGACACGATGTCCTCCGACTCAGCGACCAAGGTGCCCAGCCAGCAATCGGTCAAAGCCTACGTTGATGCGACAGCCGGCAAGGTGGTGCTGCTCTGCGCCAACACCGCAGCCAGTAGCGCGGTCGCCAGTACGGCGAGTGAGACGGCGTTCAGTGTGGCTTGCACGGTGGGCGCGAACACCCTCGCGGCGGGCGATGTGGTGCGCATCACCGCCTGGGGCACGAACGACACGCACTCCTCCGGGACCGTGACGCTGACGCTGAAAGTACGTTGGGGCGGCCTCTCCGGGACGGTCATCCTCAACAACGGCGCGGTCACGCTTTCGACCTCAACGAGCTACCGCTGGCAGATTGAGATGCGCTTCATCGTGCGCTCCATCGGCGGCAGCGGCAGCATCGCCCGTATGGGCAAGACCCAGTTTGACAACGCCGGGAGCGGCGCGATGGTCAGTGAGGCGCAGGACGGTAGCGTGACGACGATTGCGACGAACACATCGAACGATATCGCGGTGACGGTCCAGCACGGCGCATCGAATGCGGCGAACACCGCCACACTCAACGGCCTGGTCGTCGAGCGGCTCCGCACATGAGGCAGGACTGATGGCAACGCGAGATGTTTCTGGCGTCATTCTCAAACTCAATGGGGCACCCTGGCTGGGCGCGAACGTCAAGTTCCGCCCGGTGGACGATACGTACACGCTCAGCCCAGATGAGAGCTACCCGATTACCACCGTCACCGGCACGACCGACGCGGATGGCGCATTTACGGTCACGCTCGCAACCGGGCTGAGCGTCGAGTACGAAGTCACGATGCCGGATGGGGAAACCTTCCGCATCATCGTAAGCGACGGAGCGGCCACCACGCTGGAGCTCCTGCGCGCCGCCTACGATGCCTCAACACCGGAACCGCTGCCGAGCCTTGAGACCGTTGTTGGGGACATCGTCGAGAATTTGGGCATCGTCGATACCGCGAATTCGCCCAACGCCAACGAGTTTGCCCGCTTTACCGATGCCAACACCATCGAAGGGCGTACCACCTCTGAGACACGGGCCGACCTGGGGCTGGTCATTGGCACCAACGTCCAGGCGTGGTCCGCAAATCTCGATGAGTATTCCGCGGTCAACCCGACCGCCGCGGGACTGGCGCTCCTCGATGACGCCGATACGGCGGCGCAACTCATCACCCTTGGGCTTGATGCGGACATCGCGACCCTCGCCGTGCCCGCATCGACCACCATCAGCGCGTTCGGCGCCACGCTCGTGGATGATGCCGCAGCGTCGAATGCGCGTACCACGCTCGGCCTCGGTACCATCGCCACGCAGGACGCCAACGCCGTGTCCATCTCTGGGGGGAGCGTGACGGGCATCACCGACATCACCCTGGCGGACGGCGGCACCGGGGCGTCACTCGTTGACCCGAACGCTGACCGCATCATGTTCTGGGATGACTCGGCGGGCGCGGTGGCGTGGCTGACGCCGGGCACGAACCTCAGCATTACCGCCACGACCATCGACGCGGCTGGTGGCGGCGCGAGCGTCCTTGACGACCTCAGCGATGTGTACGTGGGTGGGGTGGTCGCCGGCAATGGCCTCTTCTACTCAGCCACGGCTGGAGGGCCAGGCGTTCCAGGGTGGAAGGCGTACAACCCGTTCTTTGGGGACGAGGAGAATACGTCGGACCTGTGGAGCGCCACCACCGGCGAGGTGCCGTCTTCTGACGGGGCGGGGGAGTGGATTGCGGCGAGCGTGGCATCCCTGATGCCGGCGGCATCGGACACGGTACAGGGCAAGGTTGAGCTAGCCACGACGGCGGAAACGACGACGGGGACGGATGCCACGCGAGCCGTGACGCCGGACAGCCTCCATGACATGACCTCCCTCGCCGGCGCTGCCTGGTTCCTGGATGAGGATACGATGTCCTCGAACCTCGATACCAAAGTCCCGAGTCAACAAAGCGTGAAAGCGTATGTCGATGGCCGCTTCAAGGGAAACACCGACGCCAACCTCCTCTTCGTCGATGCTGGCGCGGACAGCGTGGCAATTGGGAACAATGCTCCGACGAGTTGGCTTGACCTCAAGGCGGGGACGACTGCACGCGCGCCACTCCGGTTCCCCTCCGGGACGAACCTGACCACCGCTATCGCCGGGGCCGTCGAGTACGACGGGAACACCCAATACTGGACCAACGACACCACGAGTGGCCGAGCGGCCACCGCGAACTTCCACCTCTTCCGTCTCAACGCCGACGGAGCGGCAATCGGAGCAGCAATCGCGGACTTCTTCGGGGCCAACTCCGCGTTCCCGACGGTGGCCGGGGCTATCTACCAGTTTGAGGCGGAGCTGGTATTCCTGAAGAACACGGCGGGGACGCTGGTCTGGACGATGACCAACACCCAGGCATACACGAACCTCACCGCCTCCCTCCTGGTCGATGCGGTGGCCGGTGGGGTGGCGGGCGCCAATTCCGCATCAGCCGTCGCCGCGCCTCTCCTGGGCAAGCTGACGAAGTGGACGACCGCAGCCGCCGCGTTCGCGGCAACGGCGTCGCTCACCACCAACACCCAGCACGTCCACCGCATCATGGGCACGTGCAAGATTGGGACGGCGGGGAACATCCGCTTCCGCGTCACCAACTCCGCCGGGACCGTGACGCCGCTGGAGGGCAGTTTCTTCAAGTTCACGAGAATCCCCGCAGCGAACGTCGGCACCTTCGTGGCTTAGCGCCGCCGCTTGCGGTTCTTCGGTGGCGGGTAGAGGGCCGTCAACAACGCCTTGTCCCATGCGCCCAGGCCCTCGGCGACCCCATGCACGCAGGAGTCACGGGTGCCGGCATTGCGCACTTCGTAATCGTCCGGGACTCCAGCCAGCGTATGCATCAACTCGTGACACACAACCATCGCGCGGAGCGTGCCGCCCTCGCCAAACGAGACGGTGGCCCGGCCAGCATCGCCGTTCCCGGACGCCCAACCCTCCGTGTCCCCGCAGACCACCAGTTCACCATCCCGCGGCTCAGCGACCTCGCTACAGGGCGTGGGTGGTTGCGGCGTGATGGTGAGTTTGACGCCCGGCATGTACGCCTGGAAGTCTCGGATGGTATCCGCGAGCAGCGTGGTCTCGGTCCCGTAGTCGAGGATGGTCACGGGTCCGTCAGGCCAGCGAAAGACGGGGTAGCCATCAAACGTCGTGATGGGCTGTTTCCGTTTCTTCGCCCGGCTGCCATCTGAGGTAAGCGCCAACAGCACAAGTGGCGTTGCAAGCAGTGTGCGAAGAACTCCGCGGCGTTCAGGCATCCGGTCCTCCCTGCGGGTGGGCGAAGAGTAGCGTCAATAGCCATGATGACACTACACTGTGGTTGGCGGGAAAACGCCGAAGCGCCGCGAACGGTTCCATTGCTAGGAGCGGAGGGTGCTCAAGCGCCTGTGGACACAACCCGAGTTAGACTGGCTCGTCGCGCACCCACACGCTGACCACCGAGAGTTCACCGCCGCCGGATTCGACCGCACCTATCACGCATTCAGGATGAAGCGCTACGAGTTCAATTTCGGGCGCACGCCGGCCGACCAACTCCCGGTCATCACCGACAACCGCGTCGAGACGGAAACCACCTGGCGTGAGTGGAATGGCGCCGTTCGCCAGATGCAGGCACTGCGAAAAAAAGCCCGCGGCTCCCTGGAAGGGGAGGCGGAAATCTTCATCGAGTCCGACCAGCCCGTGGCCTTCGTCGTGCTCGGTGATACCCACATCGGGGCATGGTCGGCGGACCACGAACTGTTCGAGCGCATCACCGACGAAATCCTGAGCATCCCCAATCTGTACATTGCGTTAATGGGTGACCTCGCGGCCATGTCGGTCAAGTTGCGTGGTGTGGCCGAGGTGACAGACAACATCCTGCCGCCACAAGAGCAACTCCTTTACCTCGCTTCCTGGCTGGAAGAAGTGCAACACCGCGTTATCTTCACGACATGGGGAAATCATGAAATCGAGCGGGCGGAAAACCAGTTAGGGATTTCGCCCTTCGCGGACTTGTACCGCAGGACCTGTCGTCACTACTTCGGGACCATTGGACATTTGTCTATACAGGTCAACGAGCAGGTTTACCCCATTGCCGCCTCGCACCACTTCATGGGGAGGAGCATCTACTCCCCGGTCCACGGCATCCAGCGATACCTGACGCTGGGGCCGGGTGGAGAGGACCGGCTGATTGGGATAGCCGGGGACAGCCACGTCCCCGGCATTATGAAGTTCACCCACGGGGCGGCCACAAAGCTCGCGGTCAACTGTGGAAGTTCGCAAACGATGTCTTCATACGCCCAACGCTATTTCTCTTTAACAACGCATCCCGTGTTCCCGGTCGTCGTGCTTAATCACAAAGAGCATGGGTTCTACGCGCACTGGAATCTCGCTGAGTACCTGTCTGCAAGCGGGGCGGCGTGATGCCGTACCTGACGCTCAAGACGACGCTGCGCAATATCTCCGTCTGGCGTCTGGTGCTGCTCGTCGTCTTCGGCTACATCCTCATTCGCCTCGCGATTCCGTGGCTCTCGGAGGCGGGTGTGCCCTTCTGGGCGCGGGCCATCTTCCTAGCGTTCGGGCCTGTGGTGGGTGTCATCGCCGGGCCGTGGCTCTACCCGAGGCGGCGCTAGCCATGGGCGCAGAGACGCAGTTCGTCGCGGCAATCGGAACCCTTTGGGCCGTATTAACGGCGGTCGTCTCTGGTGCCCTCAAATGGCTGCTGGAGGACCGCAAGACGCTGGTGGCCGAGTGGAGCCATCGGCTGGAAACGGAACGTCTGGAATGTCGGCAGGAGATATCGCGCAGGGACGCCAAACTCGATTCAGCGGCAGACCTCATGTCGCGCCAGGCGGAAAGCCAGCAGAAGCAAATCGACTCGCTGAATCAGATGGTGGCCGTGCTACAAACCGCCCTCGCCAAGGGCCAGGGCCAGGATTTGCCATGATTCAGTGGCTGCTCACGAAACTCGGCGTTGAGAATGAACACCCGGAGCCGGTCGCGGTGTGCTTTCCGCCGACCGATGCGGAGTTCCGATACGAGCGTGTGCGGCAAGGCGCAGAGCAAACCATCCGGCGCTCAGACCAGGAGACTGCGCGAACGGAGCGGCTTACCCATGACCTGCGGTTTCCGCTCGAAAGTGTGAGGTTGGAAAATGACGCCTGAACAAATCAAGTTGGTATCAGGCGTCCTGACGCTTATCGGGTTCCTCTTCCTGTTGCGGCAAATCTACTGGCAGATTGTGGTGCAGCGGCGGCGACATCCCCGGTTGCGTTGGCACTGGGCGCTGCGTATGGCCGACCGGCAGACGGTGAGCGCCTTTCTGTTCCTCTCGCTCACGACCGCCATCGTTGGGCAGTTGATGCTCTCGTACCTGAACGTCGTGCCGTTCGGGAACCAGGTGCGCGGGCCGGTTTTCTACTTCGCGTGGTGTGCTTCGGTTATCTGGTGGGGCATTTGCACCGAGCGCCACAATGGCCGAAAGAGGCGAGGCGACGACGAGCAGTGGCAACCGCCGCTCGGGAGCGTGATGGAGTGATGGCGTCTGCATCGTTTAACACCATTAGCGTGAGTACACTTATCCTGCCTCGTGGAGGGAGCCTGTGCCGGATGCGCCCACGTTCAATACACAGACCGGGGAGCAATGCAAATGCCTGAGCCAGAACAAAACTGGGTGGGGCGTGCAATCCCTCCTGCTGATGGTTGGGTTGTCGGTACTCGTTGGCGTGGCCTATTTACTCATGGTCTTTACGACTCCCCAGAACGCTGTTTTGCCGCCAACCGCACCTGTGAGCAGGTCCTCGTTCGCAACCCCATCCCCTTTCACTGCCGTCCCGTTCACAGCCACACCGGACCCGTTCGCTTCGACATCGACGCCGGCCATTCAGTTGGTGATGGAAGTCACGCGGACGCCGATACCGACGCAGACGCCCAGTCCCTACGAGGCGACGCTCCAAGCGGGGCGGGCGACAGCGACGGCGATGGCGATGCCGATTACCTGCGAGCGGACCACCGTGACGCCGGGGGAGAGCAAGACGTGCTTCTGGGAGGTCGTGCTGCCCTCACCAACGCCAATGCCGACGTATCCCCCGTGCGAAACGCCTGTGCCGGCGATGCGATGTCTGAAGACGGGGAACTGATGCTCAGTGACGAGCAGCTACAGGAACTGTTCATGACGCCACACAGGGCGGCGCACATGCGCAGGAGGATGGGTGAGTGATGGATAGATATCCGCGCTGCGCAACCTGCAAGTGGTGGTGGAATCCCGAAGACAAGGCCGTCGGGACCTGCCAACTCGCAGACACAGAACGTGACGTTCCAGCGCATGAAGATTCTCTTGCCCATGCCGAAGACTGGGATGGCTGGAGGGCACAACTCTCCACCCGCCCCGACTTTGGCTGCATCCAACATCAACCCAAGGAGACCTGACATGACCGTCGAACGCGCCCTCGCCATCGTGCTCTGCGGCATGGTCCTGCCGGGCGCCGTGGCGTTGGCGCAGGATGCCTGCCCGGTGCAGGCGACCTGCTACGAGGGGCACGAACTGGAGTTCGACAAGGCGGATGGCCCGATTCAGTTCCTCGTTGTCGAGACCATCGTCAAGACATCGACCACCCTTGACGAGCAAACCACCTCAAGCACGGTGCGCCTTGCGGAGTTTCGGTCTGACGGGGACCGATACGTGCTCGTTGCGGACGACCTGCGCTATCCGAAGACCGGCGTCCTGGCAACGGCCAGCCTGGGCGACACGTTCGGCTTGACTGAGATTGGGGGCGAGTGACGTGCCTATCAAGGTGAAGCCGGGCAAAGACCCGAAGCCGCCGAAGCCAACCACGACGACCAGCACAACGCCGGCGCCAGTGACGACGACGCCCGCGCCGACAGCACCGTATCGCATCGGAAGCTATGGCAACGCCAGCATCGACCAGTGGGACGAAGCCTTCCGCTGGGGGGCGCAATCTGTGAAGGAACGCCGCGGCGTGCTCGTCAGTCCTCGCGTCCTCAAGGCGATGATGGATGTCGAAACGGGCGGGGATGGCAACTACCCTCCGACCAAGTGCCGACCGTCTGATGGCTATGACAATGTGCCGGCCTGCGGGCCAATGCAGATTAAGTGGCAGTATCACAAGGACCGATGCCCGGAGTGCAACAGCAAGACCGTTGCCGGCCAGGTTGAGATGGCGGCGCACATCATCGGCATGACGATGCTGGAGCGCAAGAAGGATGAGTACGACGCCATCACGGCGGTGTACTTCCCTGGCGCGGACATCAATGGCACCACCCAAGCCGGCTATTTGGCGCGTGTGCGCAAGCTGGTCAAGGCGATGGAAGCCGACGCCAACGGAACCACCCCATTGGCCACCACAACACCACCTCCAGTGCCACAGGGTGACGTGATTGACCTGTTGTACGGTGGCAAGCCATACACCATCAGCGCCGAGTACGGGCAGCTCGTGACGTGGTCCTGCCCTGGCTGCTACGACTACCAGGCAGCCTACGGCCTCGACACGAGGCACCACTATGCCTACGACATCTCAGCCCATGCGGGAGATGGTGCGCCGCTCTATGCCCCGTTCGATGGGTTGGTCGTGTGCGCCGGCACAGGCGTAGGGAGTGGCGCGTGGAACACGGGCTGCGCGGCGTTCGACTTCCTCAACAACTACGGTGCCAGGAAGCCTGCCGGAGCTGGACACGGACGCATTGAGCTCCTGAACGCGGAGGGTACGGCATCGCTGATTGTGGGCCACTGCCTGAGCGCAACGGTACGCGCCGGACAGCGCGTCAATCGTGGCGACCTGATTGGCTATCAGGGCGGGATGAATGGGTCACACGTCCACCTTGAAGCAAGGTATGCCAACGGCACGCGCATCGGTGACCCGCGCAAGCTCTTCGGTGGCGGACCCATCACGGTCACGCCAGAGCGCCTGCCGTACGAGTGGGACGGCGCGCCCAACCTGTTTGTGGTGCGGGCGCTCAAGGACTTGAATGTCTACCAGCGTGCAGACCCGAGCAGTCCGGTGCTCGACACCATCCCCAAGGGCGACACGTTCGCCGCTGTCGCAATCGTGCCGGGCAATGATGGCCGGGCCTGGTGGCTCGGGCGACTCAACGGCAGAGTCCCGATGGAGGGCACGGAATCCGACCAACTCGGGAGGGTGGCGTGACGCCCCTGGACGCCGTGCTGCTCGTCAACGCCGTCGTGGGGCTGGCCTGCGCGGTGTACCTGCTGTGGCCGTGGAGGGCAGCATGACCACCGCCACCCGCTCCTGCATCGTCTACAGGGTCTTAGATGTCCCGATGGTTACCGGGGAAGTTGGTTCTCGCAAATTCTCCATACAGCTCGACGGCCATAGCGTCGTAGGCACGAGCTGCCTCTTCGGGCGTGTCAAACAATCCAAGATGATGCCTTTTTCCGTAAGCGTGGATTACCGCCCTCCACTTGAAGAACCATGGGCTCACACCCTTGTATCCGCTCTTGCTAATTCGGTTTCTTGTATTCGCACACTGCTGAGAGGAATCCGCCCACCTCAGATTGACTCTCCGGTTGTCCAACTTATCGCCGCTAACATGGTCAACCGACAATTGAGGAGTCGGGGGGTCTCCCATAACCAGTCTATGCATTTTGGTGCATGTCTTGCCGGAATCGCCCTTGACCACAGCAACGGCATAACCTGCGCGGTTAACACTCCAGTTGTGCTTGAGGACAATTTTCGCATCCTCGGGGTCAACGAGAGCAATCTCCCCGGCAAACATCGGCACCATCACGACGCCATCGTCTCTTACCACGCCAGCTCGAAGAGGCCAGCGACAGGCCCACGAGCAAGACTTCCCGTAGCCCTTTGCAACACGAGTTGGAGTTTCGGTAAAGACTTTTCCGCAAGTCTGACAAGTACAATCTACGCGCATCTCGACCTCCTAAGTCGGGTGCCGCGCCGGGGACGCTCTAACGTCGCCCGGCTCCTTCGTGCCGACTCAAATTCTACCAAATTCCTCATAACGACGCCATTTTTAGGGAGGAGGATAGCGGCGTGAAGACAGATACGCCGGTCTCGTCGTGCATCAGATATCGGGTTGTGCTAGAGGGCTACCTGATTGGTGAGGGCTGTGATAGAGACGAGGCTGAGATGGTGCGCGACAGTCACGCCAACCGCAACCGGCGGCCCATCACGGACTATCACATTGAGGTTTCTCTCAGAGAGGAGGCGGAATGACCGACGCCCGCATCATCACCCGAGAGGTGTTGCTGGAACTAGCAAACGATATCTACCGCA